TACTTTTTCCAGATTTTCCTTCACTACCAGACACTTTTATATGTTGATATTCATCATCTGGAAAATAAACAAATTTTTGTCCTATTGCTACATTACCAAAATTTGTCTTTTCCATCTTAGGTTTTTTTGATTCAACCACATATTGTTTTCTATCTATTGTCGCTTTGACTATATTCTTTTCGTTTGCTAATCCAGGACGACCATGAGCACCACCTAAATTTAATACCCATCCAGGACCGTATTTAGGGTCACTTTTCATTACAGTTTTTCCACTTACCTCTTGTCCTTGTGGAGTCCTAATAGTAAACCTATCACCTCGATGAGCCATTTTAATAAGTTCTAAAGCAGATTTCTTTATAGCCATTCATTATCTCCTTAAACCCAAATTTGACGTTTCTTGAATAAGTCAAACATGATAGCAGCCACTTCGGCTCTTATCAAATCCTTGATTTCTTTATAATCCTTAGCAGTAAGGGCTTCATTAAGTTTCTTGTCGTCGTGTATTCTTTCAGCAATAACATTAACAAGTTCTTCACGAATTATTTCTTGTATTCTCGACTTCTTAATTTTCATTATCTTATTCCCTTAACTTTACCAGCAATTTTATTGGAGTCCAATACTTGTTGTATCAAATGATACGTATCTAATGGATTTGTATATCCAAGTTTTTTGTGTTCAGCACTTATAAAATCAAATAAATCTTGTCGTACTTGGTCTAATGTTTGTCCAGTAAAACTCAATTCATCTATTTTTTCTTCATTAAAAACATTTGTAAAATCTGGAGTGGTCGACAAATCTAATGTTTGTACTCTACATTTTTTACAATTATGTTTTTTCTCTAACACATCACATACTTTTTTGGCTTCACCCATATTTTTAGCTTTTGTAAATAAAATTTCTTCGTCCTTTTTTCCAGGAGGTATTCCCCAAACAATATATTCTTTCTTTACTGATTCTTCAATTTCATCATCGTCTAAATGTAATTCACCCATCCGTTTTCCTGTTGCTGGTTGTATCATAATTGATTGACGACCGCCGCGAAGCACTTCCATTAATTTAATCATTAAATTGCTCCATTTTTCTTTGCAAAATCGAACATTCTTTTTAATTCTTTTAATGTTAATTCAGTTTCACCAATCTTAGCACGTTTTTGACTTTTAATAAATGTAAATTTTTTATGAGGCCCCAAATCTAATTCATATTTCGTCGGGTCTTCAACTTCATTTATTTTATAAAATAATGGGTCTTTTACTTCACGATTGTTTGCTTTAGCAATCCATTCATACCACATTTTACGAGTTACCATTTAAAATCTCCTAATCTTTTCTAAAAGTTTATGAATGTGCTCAGAAATTTTATATAAATCTTGTTTCGTTCTTTTCCAATAAGCATCACTTTCAATTCCAGATTCATTCTTAAGTCGTAAATTTAAATTCACTTCTTTATTCAATTCTTTTAATGACCTTCTCATTCTTTGTAATGATTCACCAATTTTTTGTTGAGCAGTTTTTCCAGGGTCATCTCTATACATTTGATATTGTCCACGGCGGCCTTCATTTACATTTTCTAATGGGATTTTACTTGCTTCATCTTCCATAGCATCCAAATATCCATATGAGGATTCAAAATCTTCTATACTATATTTTTTATACAATTTACTAAATCTATCATATCCATGAGGATTTGTTTTCTTAAATTTCTTAGGGTCGATACCAACAGCTTTACAATAAGCAACAAAAGATAATTTTTCAGTTATTATTCCTTCCCCAATCTGTTGTTTCATTTCAGCAAATTTTCGTCTTAATGTCAATGATTGTTCTTGAGCATTTTTTAAATCATCCCAGTCTCTTTTATCAGGGTCATTGACAAGTTTATATCCAAGTTGTTGTGATATTTCCCTTGTTCTATTATCTAAGAATGTAGCAAGGTCATTTATTTGTGTCAATTCTTCACTTAATTGTGCTGGAGATTTTTTACCAATATAATTACTTTTCTTTTTAGCACCAGCACCTAATTCGTCAGCATCCTCTTCTTCTCCAACCTTTTCATATCCAAGTCGTTTTGTTACAATGTCATGCCAGCGTTCTTTTCTTTGTTTTCCACTTTTACCAACAAAAGCGGCTGGAGTCATATAAGCATCGCCACCGCCCATACCATTTACAGATGACATTTCGTCAAGTTCTTGTTCTTCCATACCATTTACAATAGCATCACGAATCATATTACGAATTGTGTCTTCAACTGTTAAATTTTCTTCTAACTTCTTAATTTCCCTATCTGAATATCCAACTTTTTTAAGAAAAGCACGTGCTTCATCTTTCGTCATTCCGCCCATGATTGATGCGCCAACATCACTATATTTTAATGTTTGTTTAGCAATTTTCAATTGATGTTTTTCAGGTACAGTCAACTTCTTTTTAGCCATTAACTTTCTCCTTTGAAGTGACACGTTTTACTTCTTTCGCTAATTCAAAATATCTCATAAGTTGTACTAAATGGTCGTCCTTAATCATTCCTTTATCTTGTTTTAAATTATTAAGATGTTCAATGACACCTTCAACTTTAATGCGAGTTCCCTTATCTTCAATCTTAGGAGCATTTTCAGAAAGTTCAGTTTTAACTTCATCAATTTGTCCATTAACAAATTCACGAAATTCACCAATATCTGTACTATTATAAATGAATTCTCTTAATAGATTCTTTTGACGTATATCCAATGATTCATATTTTTCATTGAATTTTTCAATCATCATTTTGTAAGCAAGTTTCTTAAGGTCGTCACTTTGTTTTCGATATTCTTCAAATACAGCATCAGAATTTTCTACAGCAGCTTGAGCAGGTTTATTAGTAATTCGTTCAATCAATGTATGTTTACATGATACAATTTCTTCAGGAGGTAATTCACCCTCAGAAGTTTTTTGTTCAAATAATTTATATATTGATGCAAGTTCTTTATAATTGTTGAGTTTGTTTTTAAAGAATTCATCTAAATTGTAATTTTCCTTAAGTTCTTTTATGAGATTATATTTTTCCTTTCGTAACGAAGCATTACTAAGACGAGTACGAGCATCAAGAGTTTCGTCTATTAATTCTTTCGCTCTATTCTCAGAAGCAAAATTCGTTTCCATTAAAGATTTATACAATCTTAATTCTTTACTCAAAGGCTTATTCTTCCCAAAAAATTTCTTAACAAGTCTTATCGCATTCGAATCATCTTTCTCATTAAGAACATCCGATGTTGTTTGTCGAACCAATAATTCAAATAATAAACCAGTGTTTTTATATTTTGAATGTTTGATTCTTTTTATGTCTTCTTTCATTAAATCGCTCCTTATTAGATTTTTTTTCTAATAAATTGTTATTGTCCATATATAAATATTATAATCAAAAGTTTCAATTATTTATCTTATTTATTGTCTTTAATTTCCTCGTCTATATTTATATTATTGGCCTCTTTCTTTTCATTGACTTTCTTCTTTTTAACATTAAAATAATTTTTTAATTTAGTCAAATCAGTTTCAGAAATAACTTTCTTATCACCACCAGCAATATCTTTTCCAAGTGTTTGTTCAGCACGTTTTAATCGACGAGATAAATGTTTTTTCTTATTAGCATCATATCCACTACCTGTACCATTTAATTCAGAATCAAGTTTAAGGATTTTACCATAATCTTTTTGTCCAATTGGGTCTTCGCCAAAAGGTTCATCCTTTTTACGTGTTCTTGATTTTTCTCCTCGTCGACCATCTTTAACAGGGTCGACAGGTTCATAATATTTATTTTTCTTTGTATCGTATTTCAAATTAAATTGTTCAGTTTGTTCACCATCTCTAAATCCTTGATTTGTTTCAGCAGGGTCATTACCCTCTTGTTCAATTTGTTCCATACGATAATTTTTCTTTTGGTCTTCAATAACATTCTTTTCTTCGTCAATAACATCGTCTTCAGACATATCAAAGACGTTTTTATAAATCCATTTTTCACTTAACATTTTTAAATCTTTAATGTCACGAGCAAGACTTACTTTTGAATTCCAAAGTTCTATTTTTTCTTGTTCATAAATAATGGATGGAGTAGTTAATTCAAGGTCAAAATCAACAAGTTCATTTCCTTTAAAACCTTGAATGTAGAGATGAATCAATCCAAGTTTATATAATTCAGATACAATAATTTTTTGTATTCTTTCAATAGTTCGAGCAAAACGAACATCTTCAGAAGCCAATGTCGCTTTACTTCCAACTTCCTCTTCATATCCAAGAAATGCTTTAGGTACTTTTAAAGCCGCCATCATTTTATTTCTTAGATATTCAATATCTTCGATAGCATTGTATTCAAGACCACCAAGATTATCTATATCTGTACCACTGTCTCCACCACGTACAGGTAAATAGAAATCTTCAGTCATATTTTGCATATTAAATTTTAAGTTATATTCGCCAGTTTCTGGGTCAATATAAGGTACTTTTTTAACTTGAGCAATAATACGTTTCATGTAAGCATCGACTTCATGAGGAGCAATATTACCAACGTCGACTTTAAATATACGACGTTCAGGAGCTCTCATGATACGATGAATTAACATAGCATCTTCCATAAGAATTAATTGCTTCCATACTCGACGAGCAGGTTCTATCATTGATTTTCCATATGGAAGATAATTTGAATCACTAAGAAGTCTAAAGTGAGCTACTTCAAAATTTTCTAAAGCCCCTTTAGCACCTCCACCTTCCAAATAAAATCTAACTATATTAGGTTTATTTGGGTCTTCACCTTCAACACGTTTTAACTCATAAACTGGTAAAGGAATCACGTTTGTAATTCCATAGTTTTCAGCCAAATCTAATTTAAGGAAATAATCACCATATTTACACATTCCCCTAATCCATGTTGGAAGTGTAAATTCAAGATTTAATATGTCATAATAAAGGTTTTCTAATACTTCACGTACTTTATGATTTCCGGCTCTTACTTTAAGTATTTCGCCCATTTCATTTTTCATTGTCGCTTCTTCAGAATAGATGTCAAGAGCCGAAGCAATTATGGCGTCTGTATCCATAACCTCATAATCTCTAAACAGGCGTAATCTTTGTGATTCCATCCCGTAGAGTGCTTGTTGTGACGACAACCTATAATTCAATGTAGAGTACATACGAGTAAAACGGTCGTTCTGACTCGACATACCAAACTTTTGAATCTGGTCAACGTCTATAACCTTCAATTGTCGTCCACCGATATTTCTTACGATAACATCAGAAGAAAATAATTTCTTTAAACTTCTATATACAGTTGATTCAGCCATTTTTACCTCTTAATTATAGTTTACCTAAGTATAAATATTTATTTATAATTTATTTCTTTTTCCGACGTACTTGTAAGTAAGCATGACTTCCATCGTCATTCCACATCCAAAAATAAAACCCGTATGGAGATTGAAATTGGTCTAATCCCAATTGAGTTTCACCTACTTTTTTATACGTTGATTTAACTTGATTCTTGAAAGTTTTATAATCTTTTGGTAATACAGCCCATATTTTGAACTTTCCACCACCAGCAACCGAACCAGCTTTACCTTCGGTTTGTCCATCTCTAATAAATCCTTTCTTTTTCAAGTCAGCAATCAACTTATTAGCATCGTCTTTGATGTTGGCTTCCGTTAAACCAGTTGAACCTTCGCCCTTTTTCCAACCTTGTTTTGCTCTTAAAGCAAAAATTAATTCACCCATTTTTTCTTTATTACCAGGTTTTCCACGAAGAGCTTCAATTTCTTTTTTCAATTGTTCAATTGTTTTATCAGCGTGTTCACCTGTTTTTTTAATATCAACATCGTCTTTCCATTTTTCTAACATAACTTCTCTAACAATTGGACGAAGGATTTCTTTAATACGTTCTTTGTTCATATTAATACTCCAGTCTCTTAAAATCACAGCATATTTCTGCCAATTTGGCGGTAATACAAGTGACTTGTCTTTTGGTTTATTTTTTAATACTTTAATATCATTTGGAGTAAACAGAAGATACTTATTAGTTTTTGGCATTAATCCAATTATACCTTTACCACTTAAAAATGCCTTAGCAAACTTCTTTTTGTCGTCAGCCGACATCGGCATTTTTTCAAGTCGAAAGTCTATTGCATCAATTCCTTCACCGTCATATTCAGCGTGTGGTAACTCAGTTATTAAACTCATACTTTTTCCTCAACAATTATATTCTTCACATCCTTTAACGGTATATGAATCACTTTTTGCATCTTCTTTTCAATAGATAACTTTTTATGGTCGCGTAAAACTTTAGCCCATTTGTCTTTGACTTCTTTGGCTACTTTGTCTATTACGGTTTCCATTTTATTTTCTCCCCAAACCCATTGATTTACGTTTTTGCATTGATAAATTTCTTTTACGTTTAATTTGTGACTTCTTAGCCTTACGTTTCTTAGCAGCTTTTCGAGCAGCTATTTTACGTTTCATTTTTTCTGAACCAGTCATCTTCTTATACTTACCATTTACCACTTTATATCCTGGTCTTGGTGCAAGTCGTTTCTTTTTCTTTCGATTACGAACTACATAAACGTATCGAGCCTCATCCAAAATTTCAGGTAATTCTTCGGCGAGTATGTCCATAAGCCGTATCATTATAAATAATCCGTTAATTTAACATTTTCTTTTCCAAGTTTGAGACTCCAAGCATCACGTCGTATTGCTTCATCTGGACGATAAATACCTTCGAATTGTGGAGATTTCCCAATCTTATTTAAAATCATTTTTGTTAAGTCAATACCTTCTTGTCTTAATCTTAAAGCAGTATCTCTAACCCATAAGAAAATGGCAAGTGCCATTATCAAGTCGTCGTTCCTACCACTTTGTGCTTGAGCCTTTCCATCCTTCCAGATAAATGTCTGAAGTTCATTTAGCAAACGTTGTGAGAAAACAGTAATACTTGTTTCTTGTGTCTCCATATTTATATCTTCAAAATAATGTTCGAGCTTATTGATGATGAGAGAACGATTTCGAGTTGTCGTAGCAAATCCAGGTTTCAATCTCTTTTCTTCACCACGATATTTGTTTGTAAGTTGTCGATGTACATCAACATATTGTAAATCATTACTTGAATAAAAAAGATTTTGATAATTTATATCAATCAATTCTTGAATTGTATCCCAACCGACGTTTTCACGTTCAACCACAACCATAGCATTATTATATTCAACACCAAGAGCAGCCAATAAACGACCATAATCACGAGTTTGAGCTTGTCCTTTATATTCGGCAACTTGTCGCATATTTTCAATATCAAATACATGAGCAGCAGAATAATCGCTTCCATCTCCACGAGCAACGTCAGCAGTAATAACATATGACCTTGTATAATCTGGATATTCCCAAATCCAAAGTCCTTTATCAATAGAACGCTTTTCTTGTGGTTCTTTAGCAAAGGTTTCTTTGTAAAATTGAATAATATTCATATCAACTACAGTATTACCAGATGTTAGAAAGTCAGTATCACATTCTTGAGCCGCTTTACGTTTACCAAGTTTCTTGTCTTGTTCATCCCTCCAAGCTTGGTCACGTTCAGGATGTACTGTCCAGTGTAATTTAATTGTATTGAATCCATTGGCTTCCTCTTCAGCTTCAAGCCACATGGAATGAAACCAATTACCCATACCATTAGGCGTTGAAAGTACAATACAATCACCACCAGTAGCAATCGTTTGTTGAGATGCTGTCCAAATTTCTTCAACCTTATCAATAAAAGCCGCTTCATCAAGAATCAATAAAGAAAGAGCTTCAGAACGAGCACGTTCAGGAGCACTTGAAATAGCAACAATCCGTGAACCATTTGATAGTTCTAATGACATTTTATTATCAGTATCAGCTGGAATCTTTAACCATGTTGGAAGATTTTGATACATAATACGAACTTTGGTAATAAGATTCTTAGCAACGTCTTTACCAGTAGCGATTACAAGAACTTGAAAATCTTGTTTAAATATCATTCGCCACAAAGCGTAAGCCGCTGTAAGTGTAGACAATCCCAATTGTCTTGACTTAAGAATAATGTTATAACGATTCATCATAAATTCATCTAAACACGTTTCTTGAAAAGGATATAAAATAAACGGTATTTTTCCTTTCGTCGGATGTTGTATCAAACAATATTTTTTCATAAAATATTGAGGACTTTTAGCACACAATTGATATTGTTCAGCTATAATTTCCTTCAATGTTTTCTTTTGTTGTACTAATTGATTTGTCATATTAATTCGCTACTATTAAAATTCCACCAATAATGATTAATGCAATACCACCAGTACGATACATCCAAATTTCAAATTTCTTCTTTCGTAAAGAAGCATTCAATATATCGACTTGTTCTTGTCGTTTTTCCAATTGTAAATCCTTCATAACCATAATACTATCAGCCGTTTGATTCATTAACCTAAGTGCCTCAACTTCTTGTGAATATTCAAAAATTCGTAACGTCTTTAAACTATCCAATTCTTGACA